AGAGAATGATGGTGGCCCTTCCGATAGTACGGAAGAGTAAATCCATTCCGTGGGGATACTACGAAGATCCCGAAGACCAGGCCAAATATGGCCCTGATTATCTTACCCCCGATATGCGCAAGATGAATGCTCTCCTCCAAGCGCGTTACTATATCAAAAAGAATTACACTTATAACCATGTCGCCGCTTGGCTGACCCATGACTGTGGATACTCGATACTACCTCGCACCCTCCAAAAGATTATGGAAGTGCGTATGCCCCAATCTTGTATCCCGAAACTGACACAGGAAGAACGTGAACGATTCATCCAATCTACCTCCGATAACTATTTCGCCCAGTTCGCGGAAAAAAGTTATACAAAAAAATCGCAAGAAAGATCGAGTCCAAGCTTCAAAAAGGCGTATCGAAAAGATAAAGCTGAAGATGGAAGTGATGGAGGAGTTGAAGGATGAAATCAAGGCTGCTAAAGAGTCCGGCACCTACGGCAAGGGTATCATCCCCACTGACGAAGGCTATGTAGAAGAACTCTCTGAAGCTACCCAGGAATTTATTGCCGAACGGCCTGTTGTTTGGGAAGCTAAATCAAAAGCACACATCGATTTCCTCTCCTCTACAGAGGATGAGGTGTTAGCGTCCGGTGGACGTGGTTCCGGCAAGGCTTTATCCTACGATTCTCTTGTACTGACCCCCGAAGGCTTCAAGCCGATGTGGGCAATCACAGAGAATTCCCTTGTAATGTCTGCCCAGAATACACCTTCGAGAGTTATCAAGGTGATCGAGATGGGTGAGAAGACGATTTACCGCCTTGTACTCACCAATGATGCCTTTGTGGACTGCACTAGCTGCCATTTATGGTCTGTCAGAGTGTATTGTGCCAAAAAATACGAGGAAGTAACGGTTAATACGCGAAAATTGATAAAATTATTGCGTAAAGATACAGAAATCTACATTCCCACCTTCTGTACCCAGGATAATTCCCTAAAATATGTAAAGTTGGAGTGTATCTTCAACCTGCCAGAGAAAAAACTGGCTAAGTGTATCTCTATTGACCATCCTTCCAAGCTGTTTATCTGTCAGGATTACATCGTAACGCATAACTCTGATGCACTGATCGTAGATCCTCTCCCGATGTGTGACAAAAAGAAGTTCCGGGGTTTATTACTTCGTAGAACGATGAAGGAATTACGAGAGTTGATCTCTCGCGCTAAGGATCTTTACCCCCAAGTCTATCCCGGTGTCCAATGGAAGAAGCAAGAGAGTATTTTTGAGTTTCCTTCTGGTGCCGTTATCGAATTTGGCTATTGCCAAAATGCAGATGATCTCGAACAATACCGTGGCCGAGAGTTCACATGGGTGGGTATTGACGAATTAACCCAATTCGAGTCCGAAGAAGTTATTGAGAAGCTCCGTGCTTCCATGCGATCTACCGATCCGAATATTCCCATCTATATTAGAGCGTGTGTTGATGAGGGCGACGTACTCACCACTAAAGGGTGGAAACCCATTCAGGATGTTGTAGTTGGAGATACAGTTTACTCTGTAGATTCAAACGGAAATACGCTAGAGAAAAAAGTATATAGCGTTTCTTCGTATGATATTGATGAGCCTTTAGTTCGGGTTAAAAAGAAAAACCTCTATATGTCCATGACGCAGGACCATAGGGTATGCTTTACACCTCATCAAACTCGTCGTGTAGAGATTACTCGCTGGAACGAATACGAGAATAAATCCATCCAGGTTCTCCGTGCTCCGATGCACTATCAGAATAAGGGGTATAAAGGCTATACTTTCAACGGGATGGAAGTGAATGATTGGCTCGCTTTCCTTGGAATATTCCTCGCTGAGGGACATACTGTTAGTACGGTACGCCGAAGTAATTACACTATTGGAATTGCCCAAAAGAAGCAGAAAAATTTAGAATCAATCGGATACCTTTGTGATAAAACTGGACTCAACTGGTGCTATACAAAATCCGGAGAGTTCAAATTCAATAATAAAGAACTTTACTCATACCTACGTCAGTTCGGACAGTCCCACGATAAGCATATTCCTAGAGGAATATTAGATACAGCTTCCAGGGAAGAATTAAAATTAATCCTCGACTGGCTGATTATCGGAGATGGTCATTGGCAGACTAGTACGGCGTGTACTTATGTGACTGTTAGCAAACAGTTAGCTGATGATGTGTCAGAGATTTGTACCAAGCTCGGTTATAAAGTAAAAGTATCTAAAGAAGTTTTAGATAATCCTAACCATCGGGATCGATATAATGTTTACTTCGCGGTTCCTAAAGTACCGACTACTTTAGTTGAGCCTAACCGACAAGATAAAACGGATACATTCTTAGAACCCTTCAAGGGTAAAGTGTACTGTGTATCTGTCGAAGATACTGAGAACTTTATTATCCGGCAAAAAGGAACTGTTTGGATTTCTGGAAATACAACGAACTCTACCGGAATCGGTAGGCGTTGGGTGAAAGAACGATTCATCGATCTAGGCCCTCCGGGCAAGACTCTCGTTCTGAATTACGACACGCCGCTCGGTCCTATGAAGATTACCCGTAAGTGGATTCATTCCACGGTATTCGACAATCCGGATCTTATCAAACACAATCCGCAATATGTGGCATATCTGGCCTCACTCACAGGAGTGTTAAGGGACCAGTGGTTTCACGGCTCCTGGGATGCCGCTGAAGGGAACGCTTTCCCAGAATTTCGACGTGAAAAACATGTCGTAGCTCCCTTTGAAATACCCCAATCATGGATGCGCTTTAGAGCATGTGACTGGGGATATGGACGTGGCCTCGCAGTTGTGCTGTGGTTCACAATAGACCCTTCCGATATGACAACTTATGTTTATCGTGAATTCGTTGCTAACGGTGACATTCCCTACACTGAGAAATTGAACTCTGTCCAGTTTGCTAGACGTGTCCTAGAGATCGAAAAAGATGAGCGTGTACGCTACGGTGTGATCGACGGTAAAACTGTCGCTCGTAAGAACGGTGAAACCGGCCCCACCATTGAGATGCAGATGAAGCAAGTTGGTCTCTCATGGAAACATGCTGACCAGTCCAAAGGCTCTCGTGTCAGTGGCAAGATGCTTGTCCACCAATACCTCACCGAAGACCCCTTCACAGGCAAACCTAAATTACAAATATTCAATACCTGCCGTGAACTGATCAAGGAATTATCGGACATCCCGATTGACGATAATAACCCCGAAGATGTCAACACAGATGTCGCGGATCACGCCTATGATGCACTTCGTTACGGACTGACTTCCCGACCCGAACGCATGATGCTCTCCAGTGAATTCCATCACAATAAACCAACTCTTACTGCCACTCCAATGGTACTTAATACCTACGGAATTTAAAAGGAAATACCAATGAAATATGCAAATGATGACCGCGTGAAGAAGTCTACCCCGACTTGCTCCATGAAGAACGAATTCTACACTCCGATGGGCAATTCTGCTCCGAAGATGATGGATAGTTCTGTGACGAAAGACTCGAAGACGCTCCTGGAATCGATGCCCAATAAAGGTGGTCCAGGCGTAGACAAGTCTGTCTTGTCCAACAGCGATGCAATGTACTTCTAGCCTTTAGATGTTATTTTCCGAAGCAGACGGTGCAAGACAACTAGAGTTCCTTGACATGCTTGGTGACAAGCAGTCTGGGGATATCAGCATTCCTGACCCTGCGATGTTGCAAGGCGCTGCTGTGGAGAATGCTCCTAGTTTTGTGCAGGAGAAATTCCGCACTGCAAAAGATGCACGTTCTACCACGGAAAATATCTGGCTTGCCGCCTGGTGGGCGTATCGTGGTGAACATGATCCCCAAACTCGTGCCAAGATCGAAATGGCACTGGCTCGCAACCCTTACGCCTCAAAGATATTCGTCAAGATTACCAAGACGAAAGTAGTTGCGGCAGTTGGGCAAGTTCTTGATATTCTGGAAGCCGATAAACGGTTCCCCGTGACTGTCGAAGCAACTCCTGTCCCTGAAGGCGTTGCCAAACACGCCTATCTTGAGACGACTCAACCTGGTGATGCTCCTTCAGCAGAAGATCCCTATGGCTTTGCTGGTGATGGCAAGGAAATCCCCAAAGGCTCCACGCACAAATCCCTCCTGCAAGGCTCCTATGAAAAGGTAAAAGAATTCCTCGGCAATAAAACTGTCAAGGAAGGTCCTGCTCCGGATAAGATGAAGCTGATTCAGATGAGTCCTGCTCAGGAATCGGCTACGGCGATGGACAATATGATCCAGGACCAGCTAGTTGAGTGTGGTGCCAAATCTGTTGTACGGAGATTGCTCACCGAACAGGTAATCTATGGTGCGTGTGTCGCCAAAGGCCCCTTCACCGAAACCCGTACAATCCATGATTGGAAGTTGGGTGAAGACGGTAAGATGGAATATGTCCCCATCTATAAAGACTCCCCCAAGATTGACTTTGTGTCTTGCTGGAATTTCTATCCAGATCCGGATGCTGCGACACTCCAAGAGTGCGAATATGTTATCCAGCGTCACCTCCTGTCTCGCTCCCAGATTCGTAAGTTAGGAACACAACCCTTCTTTGACAAAGAATCTATTAACCGTGTTCTGGAGCGTAAGCCTCAGTACGATTTGGAGATGTGGGAAAACTACCTGCAGGATAATGGCAACGAAGCTAACCGTGATCGTTATGAAGTATTAGAATATTGGGGCTTTATCGATGCTGAGATGGCTCGCCGCTTCAACATGGACCTCAAGGAAGATTTTACTGATGCTATCCAGGTGAATATCTGGGTTAGCAATGGTGAATTACTCCGTATAGTTGCTAACCCATTTACGCCGACCCGGATTCCCTACCTGCTGGTTCCCTATGAAGCCAATCCCCATCAAATCTGGGGTGTCGGTGTTCCTGAGAACATGCAGGACTCACAAGCACTGATGAACGCGCACACGCGCATGGCGATTGACAACCTGATGTTCGCTGGCAATGCTGTGTTTGAGATTAATCAGGACAATTTAGTCCCTGGACAGAATTTAGAATTATATCCCGGTAAAGCTATCTACACGACTGGTCAAATCGGCCAATCCATCAACTCCCTTAAATTCGACAATACCTCGGAATCTCATCTTAGAATGTATGATAAAGCCCGTCAGTTAGCTGATGAGGAAACAGGGATTCCGTCTTACTCTCACGGCCAGACTGGTGTATCGGGAATGTCCCGTACTGCATCAGGAATGTCCATGCTGATGGGTGCCTCGGCCCTCAATATCAAGACGGTAATCAAGAACTGGGATCACTATTTCTTGCAGCCCCTCGGTGAAGCCTTATTTGCCTGGAACATGCAATTTAATACCGAACTTCCTGAGATTCGCGGTGATCTGACTATCCGTGCTTCTGGCACTACCTCACTGATGCAGCGTGAAGTCGTTACCCAACGAATTCTCTCCCTCATCCAAGTTTGTGCGAATCCTCTCCTCGCTCCCCTGTTTAACGCAGAAGGTGCTCTTACTGAGTTGGCACGGGCAATGGATCTCGATCCGGATGTCTTTGTCAATGACCCTAAAATGGCTGCTCTTTATGCCGAAATGATTGGAACAATGAATGCTAGTCCCCAAGGAAATGTACCACAAGTTGGTGCCGTTGCTGGACCCCAAGGTGCAGGAGGCAATCCAGGCGCTACGGGAGGAGTTAACCCTCAAGATCCAACAGGAAATGGCGGTGGCAACATCGGTCCCGGCAATGCGCCAATGCCAGGGGAAGCTGGCTTTGCTGCGTGAATTTAAAGATTTAGATAAATATATCAGGGATGCGAATAGCCGCTAATGTACCTAATCTCGCCTAGCCCTTACTCACTCGCAGCACAGACTAATACCCAAACTGGTGTTATCGCTCCTCCGGTAGCTGGCACTCAAGCTGGAAACGCTGCTGGCGTATCTAATCCAATGGTACTACCAACCGCACAACCGAAATCAGGTGGCAGTGGTGGGATCGGTATCGGAGATATTCCCGGTGGATCGAGTATATCGAACTCTGGAATATTCAGCGGCGCTAAGAATGCAATTAATAATTTTGGTTTAAATAATCTAGGTATCGGATCTTCTGTTGGGCCTACTCCATTATCGGCTGGTTTTGGTGGTGCTCCAGCAACGGGTTCTCTTTCTGGCGCTTCCCTTACAGGTGTGCTTGGATCTGCTGCTGGTGGTTTCGGCGTAGGTGGCCTTACTTCTGGACTTCTTGGTGGAAATACCAAGGCTGGATCTATTGCCGGGGGACTTGGCTCCGGTGCAATGGCTCTCGCTGGCTTCGGTGGTCCTGCTAGTCTTCTTGTGGGTGCCGGTGTCGGTGCTCTTGCTGGTGGACTGTTCAAGAAAAAACCATCTGACAAAACTCAATCGGGCGGTGTCGGTATCAATACCGGGCAGGTTAATCCTTATTATGCCAAAGAGAAAAGCATGACCGGAGAAAAGTTCTCCGAGGATAATGCTAATCTCCGAAACCAATACGAGACCGGAATAGCTAACTACGTTAACTACCTCCGTGAGAAAGGTGCAGTGGCAAATAACACCGATCCTGCACGTGATCTTATTATTCAGGTTGGCTCTCGTGACGGATTAAAAGCATGGATGCTCGGAGACCAGAACGCTAATCGCTATGGCAAAGACCCCAAGACATTCTCGCACGGTGTCGTCGATCTCCTCAATAAAGAATATAATTTAAGTCCTGAGCTACAGGCAGAAGTCAAGACAATGCTTGAGTCTGGAAAACTGGATGACATATCCAAATTCGGCCAATCGCAGTCCCAAGCACAGGGTCAAGTCGGCACAGGATTTGGGACTCCCCCAACCATGCCTGTTCGCAGAGCCAGCAATGCTGAATCATTCAGTGACTTTGTGAAACGATACAACACTACTGGAGCAACGACTCCTAAGAGAGCATAATGGAAGACCTGGCACAAATCGAATCCTCGTTGAAACCACAAACTGAAGTTCCTCCTGTAGATGCAGGAATGCCGCCCCAGCAAGCAGATCACTTTGCTGCAATGGATGAAGAGGCTGTGGATGATGTGTTAGGTGCCGTAGAAGAAAACCTGAATGCACTTAACGAGCAGCAAAAAGCATTTGTGTTGGAACATTTGACCGATGAAAATGCTGCAGTCATTGCCTTGGTGGGCGGTGATAAACGAATTTATGATGCTTTGAAGCCCTACGTCAAACAGGACGTAATGTTGATGCCGATGCCACGTGCTCAGGCAGAACAGATGCTCGGCATGGGAGGACAATCTCCTCAACCCAATACCCCCACATCGGGGGCTACTCCGGCTGCTGCACCAGCACAGCCACAAACACAACCCCCGCAACCACAAAGGCCACCACTAGCTATCTAGTGCTCCTTCCCGTAATTACAAAATACATACGGTAATACACGGCTACTTGTGCTCTGCACAACCCCGAAAAGGTTACTCAAATGGCAACTTCACCAAACTCTGGACTAATTGGTATCCCCAAATTTCCAAAGGAATTAGCTCCCACTCGTCACGCATACGGGATTACCGATGTAGACGAACAGGACGACACGGACACTTCTACTAACGATGGCTCGGATCAAAACCAAAGCGCAAATGGTAATGATCCCGCAACCCACGGACAGAACCCCGACAATCACGACTGGGCCAAACGCTACGCTGACTTGAAATCATACACCGACAAGACTCTTGGTGTGTACAAGTCCGAGGTAGTCGGTTTGAAACAGGAGCTAGATAAAGTAAAACAACAGCTTAATGAAGCAAGCAAATCTTCGTTCAAGCCTCCGAAATCGGAAGAAGAAATTGAAGCGTTTAAGGGTCAATACCCCGAACTCTACAATCAAATTGTTTCGATTGTTCTTAAGACCTCTGACACGACCTCTGCCTCTATCAAGCAACAGCTTGAGCAGATGCGTACCGGAGCCGAAGAACTGGAGCGCGAGAAGAAACGCAATCAGGTTCGCAAAGTACATAGTGACCTTGACGATATCATTGCCGACACGAACGAACAGTTCTGGACTTGGTACAGCAGCAAAACCGCTGGTATCCAAAATCTATTCACCAAAGGTGATGTGTCCGATGTAGTCGAAGGACTCAATATGTTCAAAGCAGAAACGGGTCAGACTAAAACTGCTCGCCCTGACAAAGATGCTTCACGAGCCGTGAACACTCCCACCACAAGTTCAACGCCCAAAGCGCAAAAGACTTGGACTGAATCTGAAATACAGAAAATGTCCCAAGCCGAATTTGAGCGCCTTGAAGATGAAATTCTGAAGGCGATGTCCGAGGGGCGTGTTCAACAGGACATTACGTCCAACAAAAGACGCAACAACTAATTTAACCAAAGGAATAATATTATGGCATTTACTGCCGCTCCCGGCTGGGGCAACCTTCCCCAGGGTAATTGGTCTCCCGTTATCTACTCCAAGAAAGTTCTGAAATTTTTCAAGAAAGCTTCCGTAGTAGAAGAGATTACCAATACCGAATTTGAAGGTGAAATTAACCAACAAGGTGATACCGTTACGATCATCAAGCAACCCGAAGTTACGGTTGTTTCCTATGCTCGTGGCCTTGAACTCACCCCGCAGGATCTGGATGATGATGACATCACCATGACCATTGACCAGGCTAACGCTTACCTGTTCCGCCTTGATGATATCGAGAAGAAACAGTCGCACGTTGCTTGGGATAAGATGGCTACGGATGCTTCGGCTTACAAACTGAAAGACACGTTCGACACGGATGTACTCACGGTCATGACTGCCAACGGCACCACGACTGCTGGTACTGGTGTTGCTGCTACGGAAGTATCCATCGGCTTTGATGCTGCTGATACGTTCACGCCGCTCAACATTGCCAACCGCCTCGCTCGTCTTATGGATGAGAACAACGTGCCGGAAGACGGTGGTCGCTTCTTCGCCGCTGCTCCGATTTTCTTCGAGTATCTGGGTCAAGAAGATTCCAAATACATTGAAGCAAATACGATGGGCGACACGGAGTCTTTCATCCGTCAACGTAAGATCGGCTCGAAAGATGTCCAAGGTATGAAGATGTTCAAGTCGAACAACATCCCGTTGAACTCTTCGAGTAACTACCAGATTCTGGCTGGTCACGTAGGTGCTACTGCGACTGCGAAGAACATCCTGATTTCGGAAGTTATCCGTTCTGAGCGTTTCTTTGGTGATCTGTATCGTGGTCTCATGGTGCATGGTCGTAAAGTTCTTCGTGAAGAAGCCCTGTTCACCGCTAACGTAACCTTCAGCTAGGAGTTTAGAACATGGCTACTTTTACCGCTTTTCGTAGTGGTGGCACCACGGGTGCTGTCGCTTATGCAACCTTTAACATTGAGATCGACATCGCAGCCGTCAAAGCTGCTAACGCTGGTCTCACTACCAACGACAAGATTGATTTTATCTACGTCCCGGCTAACAGTCGTGTAGATATCTTCCAAGCCGAACTCGTTACCCCAGGTACGCTTGCTACTCGTTTGGATATTGGTGACTCTGCTGCCGATACCACTTGGGTGAACAACGCGGCTACGTTTACTGCTGGCTTTGATATGACCTTGGCAACCAGTGCTAAGACTTATACCGCAGCCGATGCAATCTTCCTGAAAATCGGGAATGCTGCTACTACGGGCGTTGTCCGTATTAATGGCCTTATCCGTTCGACGGCTAGACGCGCTAAAGCAGTTTACCCTACCCCGACTAACGCCTAACTAAGCATTTGGAGAGTATGGAGAAATCTGTACTCTCCACTTGACTTTCTGGTAGATATGACATATAATTACTTGGATATCACGAACAAGGTTTTAAAACCCTTTAATGAGGTAAATCTGACTAGCATAACCTTTGCTTCTGCCAAGGGATTTCATGCTGATGTTAAAGATGCCGTCAACAAAGCCATCCTTGATATCTACCAATTTGAAGAACTAGAGTGGCCCTTTGCCTGGGCTGAATATACAGTATCAACTGTCGCTGGAACCCGCACCTATAGCAAGTCTGCAACGGCTGCTAAAGTGGACTGGGATTCTTTCTTTATCTCCCGCGACGATGCTAATGATGTTCCCTATACTAAATTAACCTTACTGGAATATGATGGATTTCGTTACAACCAGTTAGTCCGAGACAGCAATACCGATGAAAATGCTCTCCCTGCATTTGTCATTCGACTCCCTAACAATAATTTCCAACTGTCTCCCACTCCTGACATTGTGTACACCGTAAACTACCAGGGATTCTCCTACCCGACCCTGCTTGAAGACTATGATGATGTACCCGCAATCCCTGAAGCCTATTCCCATGTTATTGTGAACCAGGCGCTCT